GTTCAAAGAAGAAATCGCGAGTCTTCGAGATACTATGAATAGCCGCGCTGTTGAAATGCCAAGGGGTGTTACACCACCGCGAACTCAAGAAGAACTAGACGAGTTCAAAGAACGTTACCCTGACGTGTTCGAAGTGGTTCAAACTGTTGCTTCTATGCAAACAGAGTCGCAAGTATCGAAACTCCGTGACGAGATTGGCACAATCAAAGAACGGGAAAAGAACCTAGAAAAAGAGAAAGCCTACGAGGAACTCTTACGGTTACACCCAGACTTTGATGAACTCAAGACCACAGACCAGTTCTTGGGTTGGCTCGAAGAGCAGCCACAAACTCTTTCAGATGGTATTTACAAAAACAATACCGATGCAAGATGGGCGGCTCGTGTTGTGGACCTTTATAAGGCCGATGCTGGTCTTAATAAACCAAAGAAGTCTAAGCGTCAAGATAGTGCGGCAGAAGCTGTCACTAAACCCGCTGCTAAAGAAGTGGCTACTGACCCCAACGCGGGAAAGAAAGTCTTCAAGGCTTCGCAAATCGCCAAGATGAAACCTTGGGAGTTCGAAAAGCTAGAGAGCGAGATTGACTCTGCAAGGGCTGAAGGGCGAATCGACTTTAACTCTTAATCCTCAAAGGAAGGGATTGAACAATGGCTTTTAATAGCGCATCAGGTCATAATAACCTGCCTTCCGGGAACTTTACCCCGGAAATTTTTAGCCAAAAAGTTCTCAAGTTCTTCCGTCGTGCTTCGGTTGCAGAAGATATTACGAATACCGACTACGCTGGCGAAATTGAAAACTTTGGCGATACTGTACGTATCATTAAAGAGCCAACAATCACTGTATCCTCATACGCCCGTGGTTCTGTGGTAAACCCGCAGGACTTGGCAGATGACCAGATTACTATGGTTGTTGACCAAGCAAACGCATTTGCGTTTAAGATTGACGATATCGAAGAGCGTCAGTCTCATGTTAACTTCGAGGCTCTTGCTACTTCATCGGGTGCATACTCGCTGAAGCGTAAGTACGATGCCAATATCTTACAGAATATGGCAGATAACGCTGGCAACACTGGCACTTCTGTCGGTACTGTTGGCGCACCTATCGATATCACTGGTAGTGGTAACGAAGATGCTGCTGTAAACTTGCTGATGACTATGGCTCGTATCCTTGACGACCAGACTGTTCCAGAAGAGAACCGCTGGTTTGTAGCACCTCCGATTTTCTATGAAAATGCGTTCAAAGCTGGTGCTAAGTTCGCAGAGGTTCAGGTAACGGGTGACGGCACTACGCCTCTCCGCAACGGTCTTGTGATGGCTGGCAATATTGCTGGCTTCAACTGTTACAAGTCTACTGCCCTGAACAACTCAGGAACTGACGTTGTGACTATCAACTCACAAGATACTACGAACGACTTTGTAGTTCTTGCTGGACATATGTCCTCAACTGCAACTGCTTCGCATATTGCGAAGACTGAAGTTGTACGTTCAACCGAAACTTTTAGCGACATTGTTCGTGGACTTCATGTGTTTGGTCGTAAGGTCATTCGCCCAGAAGCTATCGTTCAAGGTGTCGTTAAGACTGACTAATAGGGAGACTTAGTAATGGCTACTTATACTGTAACTGGTGCTGTCGCTGGTGTCCCACTGGGCATCAAGCCTCAAATCATCGAAGTTGTTCTGGACTTCTCTTCAACTAGCTTAACTACTTCTGATTCAGTAGAAGTATTTGAGATGAAGGCTAATACACTTGTTCTTATGGCAGGTGTGGAAGTTCTCACTGTAGCATCAACTGGTTCTCCAGTTCTTGACTTAGGTGACGATACTGACGATGACTTGTACGTTGCTGCTCTAGATGGCACAGCAACGGGCCACGAAATCAATAACGCAGCAGGAACAGCAAAGCTGTATACCGCTGCTGATACTATCGATTTGATTGCTAATACTGCAACTTTCGATGGTAAGGTTCGTGTCTTTGCGGTTATTGCAGAACTTGGTACTGCAGAAACTGCGGCAACTTTTGCCTAAATAATTGTCGGGGGGCGGGGTAACTTGCCCCCTTGACGCACATTAATTTTTATGATACTAACACCTAACCCCGCCGGGATATACCCCCCATGTTTACAGCCGTAATCATAGCTTGTCACGTTGCAAACGCAGAAATGTGTATGACAATATTTGACAATCGTGGACCATATCAAACAGAACAGGCATGTAAAGAACGCATAGGAGAAATGGCGTTTGATTTGATGGGAGTATGGACTTCACAACAAATGCCAATGGTATTTAAAATGACTAGTTGTTTAGAAGACGATAGCCCCGATGTATTCACATAATAAATTAAACGTGATATAATACGTCATCACTTATTAGGAGATGAGTTATGAATTATATCACAAGCAACATACCGTATTTTAAAGTTTGGGTACGACGAGAATATACAACAAACTTTGACAGATATCAAGGAGAATTTCTTCATGCAATGGCAATAGGGGTAACTACTCTGCCGATGCGAACTCTTAGTTTCCAAGTTATGTTTACTGGATGTGAGGAAGAAGAAAATGTACACGGTGGTGCTATGTGGGCTAGGATGCCTCTCACTGCACTTGTAGGTGACACGCCTTTAGATGAGTGGCCTGAACCAATACCTACTTACCTTGCACAGCCTTGGGACTGCCAATCACACCATCACTCGGTGTTCGTGCTGAATAGAGCAACACCATGCCCTTGGTTGGCAAAAATAGACGGGGAGTTTTACCCTGCTAAATATTACTTTACTGTTGATTATACCGACACTGAGGTAGCTGATGACCCTGCTCAACACAAACAAAGTCACGTTCTGGAACTGTTGGATGCGGGTAAGTGGACAGGCAACATGGTTGCCCTTCCCAACAACAGAGTCCGTGTTACTAATCCTGCGTGGTTTGTAACAGGGGAAGGTCCCCCCGACTTTACACCTAGTCAGTGGGTACATCATTCTAAACAAGACCCAAACTATGTAAGTGATACAGCAAGGGTATTTGACAATCTTTATGCGGAGCAAAACAATGAAGAAGATGACTAAAAAAAGTAAAGGCATGGCTCGTGGTGGACGTGCTGCTATGAAATCAAAAGGGTATGCCAAGGGTGGTAAAACCATGCGTTCAAAAGGTATGGCTAGAGGCGGTAAAATGATGATGCGGTCTAAAGGCATGGCTAAAGGTGGCGCAGTAGGTGGCAAAAAAGGTAAGGCTATGACAGTTGCACAGCTACGTGCTGCTGCAAAGAAAAAAGGCTACAAGCTAGTAAAGGCATAGTCATGGCTAGACGTGGATTATATGCCAACATAGCTGCTAAAAAACGCAGAATAAAAGCTGGTAGCGGAGAAACTATGCGTAAACCCGGAAGTAAGGGTGCGCCAAGCAAAGCTAACTTTAGACGTGCAGCACAAACGGCTAGGAAAAAGTAATGGCTCGTAAACAAGATAAGATGCCAGCCCGTAACAAAAAGAACTTTCGACCAACGAAAGCAGGGGCTGGTATGACTAAAGCTGGGGTAGCTGCTTATCGGCGTAAGAACCCCGGTTCGAAATTAAAAACAGCAGTGACAGGAAAAGTAAAGCCGGGTAGCAAAGATGCTAAACGGCGTAAATCTTTCTGCGCTAGGTCTGCTGGACAAATGAAGAAGTTTCCTAAAGCAGCAAAGAATCCTAACAGCCGTTTGCGTCAAGCAAGGAAGAGATGGAAATGCTAACTGCATTGATTGGACCTATAAGCAATATCGCTTCTACGTGGCTTGAGGGCAAGGTAGAAGAGAAGAAAGCACAGTCAGCTACGAAGGTAGCCAAGGCTCAAGCGGAAGCTGTAGTCATGCAGAAGAAAGCTACGGGTGAAATTGATTGGGACTTGGAGATGGCCCGTGCTTCGTCCTCAAGTTGGAAAGACGAATGGCTGGTAATTTTGTTTAGTATTCCACTGATACTAGCCTTCATACCCGGCATGGAAGGAGTGGTACAAAATGGATTCGAACAACTCAACAAGATGCCTGAATGGTATCAATATTCCTTGGGAGTTATCGTTGCCGCTTCTTTTGGTGTACGTTCAGCTACAAAATTCTTTGGTAAAAAATAATGGTTGATTGGTGGAAAAGGTGGCTGCAGTTTAATGTTACAGCAAAACTGACCATGATTGCATCTGTTGCAATGTCATGGCGATGTGCTGAGTGGTTTATGAACTTAGAAGACCCAACAACACAGCAGTCAGCGTTCGTATCCGTTATAATGGGGGTTATGACAGGTGTATATGGCATATACTTGGGAAGAGAATCCAGAGGCAAATAATGGTATTTGACCACTCCCAAAGAACAACCGAAGAGCAAGCAAGAGAGAACCGCAAAATGAAATATAATCGTGAGGCTCTGATTGACCAGCTAATTCTACATGAAGGTATGGAGCTACAGGTATACAAGGACCATCTTGGTATCGATACGATTGGCGTGGGACGCAACCTCGAAGACCGTGGTATTACAGACGGCGAACTTGCTTTTATGAACATGCTCAAAGCAGAGGTGTACGAACAAGGCATAACAGAAACCCATGCTCGTTTTCTTTTATCTAACGACATAGATATTGTAGAAAAAGAATTAGTGGCATCACACCCTTGTACAGCAGGACTTGATGATGTTCGATGTCGTGTGCTTTTAGACATGGCGATAAACCTCGGTATGCCAAGATTAAACAAGTTTAAAAACATGTGGAAAGCTGTGCATGACCGCAACTTTTCTCTAGCAGCAGTTGAGATGCTTGATTCGCGTTGGGCATCACAAGTAGGACAACGGGCGGTACGTTTGGCTAATGCCATGCGAGATGGAGAGTTAATTGTCTAAAATTGAAGAACAAAAGTATACACCAATGACTCCTATGCGTTATATGATGCAGGAACTTGATAAAAAGAGGGACAATCCCAAAGGATACACTGCTCCTCCTCGCAAAGGAATATATTTGGATGGACCTTCCAACAAAGCAAAAGAACTTATGAAAAAGGGAAAGCGTGTATTTGTTACTTAATAGGGAGTTAGTATGCTAAAACCAAAGAAGTACAGAGATGCTTTGCAAGAATTGAAAAAAGGCGGCAAAGTAAAAAAGAAAAGCAAGAGCCGTGTCAATGAAGCTGGTAACTACACCAAGCCCGGTATGAGAAAGCGTCTGTTTAATCGTATTAAGGCAGGTGGAAAAGGCGGCAGGCCGGGTCAGTGGTCAGCAAGAAAAGCGCAAATGCTGGCTTCTGCCTACAAAAAAGCAGGCGGCGGTTATAAGAACTAATGGCTAAGAAAAAAGACCCAAAAGTAGGAACGGGCAAGAAACCCAAGGGGTCAGGGCGTAGACTTTACACAGATGAGAACCCTAAAGATACTGTAAAAATAAAATTTGCAACACCCGCAGATGCTAGGGCAACGGTTGCAAAAGTAAAAAGAATAAACAAACCTTTTGCTAGAAAGATACAAATACTAACTGTTGGTGAACAACGTGCCAAAGTTATGGGCAAGACACAAGTTGTTAGTATATTTAAAAAAGGTAAAGAGGCTTTACGTAAAGCTAAAGGTAAGTAAGATATGCCTCGTTTAAGCGAGAACACAGAAGTTGCGCTGCCTCTTCGCAACATTATCAGCATGGTTGCAGCAGCGTCTCTCGCTACTTGGGCATACTTTGGTATTATAGAGCGTCTTAACACCATCGAGACTAACATCACCATGATGAAGTCAAACGTGGACCACAACACAGAGTTTCGTATTAAATGGCCTAGAGGCGAGATGGGTAGTTTGCCAGCAGACTCTGAGCAATTCATGCTAATCGAACACCTTTCACAACAACTAGACGAATTATCTGTACAGGCAGATGAAGGTCGATTACCTCACGACCAACAACAAAAACTAACATTGGAGTTCTATGAGAAGCGTATTAGTGCCATAGAAGCCCGTCTTGAGAAGATGAGAAATGGTCACTGAAACCATCACATTAATACTATACCTATCAGGTCATATAGCAGAGCATACAGCCTATGAACGATTGTCTAATTGTTTGAAAGCTAAACGTACCATAGAACGAAACTTATATAAGGATACAGGTACAGTTCGATATTCCTGCGAAAACAAAACAGTCGAAATTAGCAAAGGTGCAGACGGTAAAAACTATATTGTAAAGATTGTGGAGTGATTTATGGTTGTAGCAGAGGTACTGACAGGAATCGCTCTCGTAAAGCAGGCCACAGACTTTATTAAGTCTAACATCAACACCGTTAAAGATATCGGTCAGATGGCTGGTCACATTGATGACTTGTTTCGCGGGGAACACGAAGCCCAAAAAGCACGTAATAAAAAAGCAGGTGTAGATACCTTCAGTGTAAACTCTGTCGCACAAGAAGTTATCGATGCAAAGTTAGCGGCTGAAAAACTACGCGAAGTATCGGTTCTTATAGACATGCGGTTTGGACCCGGAACGTGGGCAGGTATTGTAAACGAACGTGCCAAAAGAATACAGGAAGCAAAAGAGGCAGAGAGGAAAAGAAAGATAGAGCAGGCTCGTAAAGAACACGAGTTTTGGGAGGCGGCAAAGGCAACAGCAATAGCTGTAATTGCAATCGGAGCAATGGCTCTATGCTTTGTTGTTGTGTTGACTTCTTCTATCTAAAATTGTATACTAAAGTATTTGGAGAAATAAATGGGTTTGCCTAAATTAGCGATAGACGCTTTACTTTTTAAATATCAGGCGGAGATGAAAGATGCAACGTATGTACTTAGCAATTACCTCAGCAATCCGGTCGCTGTGGGAGAACATCCAGATTTGCTTGAAGAAATGGACAAAGCAGTTGATAAATATGCTGAAGCTAATGAAAAGTTTGCTACGCTTGTAAAGCTAACACAGGAGAAAAAAGATGGCACTGAAAAAGAGCCAACGCTCTTTGAAGGCATGGACTAAACAGAAGTGGCGTACTAAAAGTGGTAAGCCGTCGACACAGGGTCCAAAAGCAACCGGGGAGAGATATTTACCGGAGAAGGCCATTAAAGCCCTATCGGCGAAGGAGTACGCTGCAACAACTCGTGCTAAAAGAAAAGCAACTAAGGCAGGTAAACAAGTCTCCAGACAACCCAAAAAAATCGCTAAAAAAGTACGTCGTCATAGAAGGGTAAAATGACATATCTCGAACTTATAAACGCTGTCCTGCGAGAAATTAATGAAGTAGAAATTACCACGGTTGGTTCGACTCGTGGTATTCAAACATCTGTAAAGGACTTTATTAATAAAGCACAGAGAGATATTATTAACTCTGAAGTTGAGTGGCCTTTCACTGTTGTTAATCAATCCTTTACTACCACGGCAGGAACTGCAGAGTACAGTGAAGAGTCTGACGCGAAAACAGTAGACTATGATAGTTTTACCGTCCAAGAGTCAGCAAGCACATCTGAAAGAACATTAAAATATCTTTCATTTGAAGAATACTTAGAAAAATTTAATGAAGCAGATACAAATCCAACGGGGGATTCAAGAGGGTTGCCCGTGTATGTTTACACCACCCCAGATAGCAAGATAGGATTATCTCCTGTTCCTGATGTATCTACATACACAATACGATATTATTACTATCAAACAACTGCAGATATGTCTGCAAATACAGATACACCTACCATACCTGAACGTTTTCATG